TAAGTATGTTGACATCAACGATCATTGCACTTGCTATGGCACAGAGTGGTCTTAACTTACCGCCTCTGCCAAAGGAGGAAGTGATTTGTTTGGCTCAGAACATATATCATGAGGCACGTAACCAGAGCGAGAAAGGTCAGGTTGCTGTCACTCATGTGGTACTTAACCGTATGGAATCTAAACGATATCCTAGTACTGCTTGTAAAGTCATCAAGCAGGCAAGGTATCGTGACGGTCGACTCATACGAGACAAGTGTCAGTTCTCTTGGTATTGTGATGGTAGGCCAGACGTTAATCCTGACCGGCCAGTAGACAAAGAGTCGTGGGTCAAAGCTTTACAAGTTGCACTCGACTCTTATTTGTTGTATCACTTGGGCTTTGATGTTACAGACGGTGCTACGTATTATCATGCTAGCTATGTCAGGCCGTGGTGGAGAAAACACTTCCAGCGTGTGGCAAAGATCGGCACACACATCTTCTATAAAAGAAAAGAAAGAATTAAATCATAATGAATGAACAAGAAAAAATATTAAATGCCATTAGTGATAGAGGTCAACTTACACGAGTTGAATACCAATATATTTCTAATTTTTTAGGTGACAAGAACTTTTTAGTTTTCGGGACCGGCCGTGATACACCATATTGGAGATTATGTAATAAAGGTGGTACTACATTATTTTTAGAGAATGATCCTCGTTGGGTTATAGATGCGCCAGACGTATATCAAATTCATTATACAACAAAAAGACATGAATACAAAACATTGCTTGATAGGTTTAATCAAGGTGATACTTCAAAATTAGAATTACAACTTCCATTGGTTGTTACAACAAAAAAATGGGATGTTATATTTGTTGATTCGCCTATGGGTTATAACGATAATAGTCCTGGCAGGATGCAAAGCATATACACTGCATATAAATTGTGTGATCTTGATACGGTTGTTTTTGTTCATGATTGCCATAGACCGGTCGAAGAACTATATGTATCAACTCTTTTTAGTGATCAAAAGCTTATTCCAAACTCAAAAAAATTAAAAATGGCTAAACGATAATAGATCTAAATGGTTTACATCCGGTATAAATTATGTTATAATCTTGAAATGATCGGAGATTGTAATGGCCACAAAAACACGTAAACCACCGAAGCGCCCTAAGACCGGACTCGGTGGTGTTCCCACTGACTCGTTTGCATCCATGAAATATTACTTTCATATGGATGTTGAGAAAAAAGCGTGCAGTGATGTAATTAAATCTTATATTAAATCAAACTATCCTAAGAAGGATGTTACATTCATCCTACAAAATCCAGAGTATGAGTTTACAATGTATACTCATTTTGCTGCCATTGCTTATTGGGTGACACTTAACCTGGATATGGATTGGGTTACCGAGACATATAAAAAGGGTCTGGATGAGTTCATTGTTGAATTATTGGAATCTGGTAAAGAAATTGCAAAACAAAAGGCAGAAGAAGAAAAGAAACCTAGTAATGTAATTCAATTAAGCATCCGTGATCGACTTCAGCATAAAGTTGATTTGACCGTGATTGAAGATCTATACGACCTTGAGGAAAAGTGGCAATCTGGTGATGATGCCGAATATGATATGTACGCATCATATAAAGCTCATGTTTTACCTACTACTGCCATTCCAATGGTATTGGCGTTTGTAGAGCCAAAGATGTATGAATACCAGGCAGTGTATAATAAAGATGATAAACAACTTGTTGAAGGTTATAGCCATTTAACTCGGCAACAAATCAAACATCGTCTTGACCAATACAAGAAAATGGTTGATGACCTCAATCGACTGAAGATGGCTACGAAAGCCATACGACAACCACGAGTTAAAAAACCCAAAGCAATTGATAAACAAATTGCCAAGGTACAATTTAAGAAAGAGGATCACGAGTTTAAAGTCGCATCAATTAATCCAGTTAAGATTGTTGGTGCATTCCGACTCTATACATTCAATACCAAAACACGGGCACTCACTGAATTGGTAACTGAGGATGTAAATGGGTTTGAGATCTCTGGTACATCAATTAAGAACTTTGACACAGGTCTCAGTCGGTCAGTAAAACTTAGAAAACCGGAAGAGTTTCTAAAAATTGTTTTAAATAAAATGCCAAAACAAATTGATGTCGAATGGAAGAAACTCACAACAAAAACAACTGCCGCAAATGGTAGGTTAAATGTCGACACAATACTACTAAAAGTATTGAGCAAATAATGGATGTAACCAAAGAAGATGCTGATAAGAGATATGCACTCGCATATCCAATGGAGGTAGGTTCGCCTGCATTTGCTCCTATTGATGTAAAAAAAGAAAAGGATGTAATCCATAATGCTGGTAAGCTCCATGCAAAAGAGCAATATGACCGTATTATGGAACAAGTTGCGGTACTGAAAAAACAAGCCGATTCATTAATGAATCGTATGGCAGTATCCGAGGTTATGCATAAGTGTAATATTACATTTAAACCAGTGCATGGTAAAATATATTTTGTGTATTATGACACAATTAAAGAAGAACATATGTTATCAATGACCAATCCTAATTGGAAAAATAATGCGTGGCCATCATATATCGAACATAGGATGACTGTCAGGCTACTTGGTGACTCAACTTGGGAAGAAGTAATCGAATGAGTTTGGAAGAAAAGTTTTTAAATAAACAAAAGTTCTCAATGTTAATTGAAGAGACCGTATTGAAAAATAAGATCTCTTATATGGATGCTATCATTGATGTGTGTGAAAAGAATATGATTGACCTTGAAGAGGTCCGTCGGTTTGTTTCACCCGCAATCAAAGATAAGCTGGAAGTGGAGGCAAGGAATTTAAATTACCTACCAAAGAAAAATACACTTCCGTTTGATGATATATAATATGTACATCATGATAAATGTGTGATATAATATACTTCAGTAACATTTCAGCAATACAAAGGAAATACAATGTCATTTGCAAATCTTAAGCGCAATCGCGATCAAATCTCTAAACTGGTTCAGGCCGCCGAAAAAGTTGGTGGCGCACCCACTGAACAAAAATCCTACGAAGATACCCGTATTTGGAAACCAACCGTTGATAAGGCTGGTAATGGTTACGCCGTGTTGCGTTTCCTACCTGCAGTCGAGGGTGAGGATCTACCTTGGGTTCGTTATTGGGACCATGGTTTCAAGGGACCTACCGGTCAATGGTACATTGAGAACTCTTTGACCTCCATTGGTCAAACCGACCCTGTTGGTGAGTTGAACTCTCGCCTATGGAACTCTGGTATTGAGTCCGACAAGGAAGTTGCACGTGCACAGAAACGTCGCCTTCACTATGTCGCCAATGTCTATGTGGTGAGTGATCCAGGTAACCCTGACAACGAGGGTAAGGTTTTCTTGTTTAAATTTGGCAAGAAGATCTTTGACAAGATCATGGATGTAATGCAACCTGCATTCCAGGATGAGCAACCGGTTAATCCGTTTGACTTCTGGGAAGGTGCTGACTTTAAACTAAAGATCCGTAACGTTGAAGGTTATCGGAACTATGACAAGTCAGAGTTCTCTGCACCGTCTGCTCTGTCGGATGATGAATCCAAATTGGAAGCCATCTATGAGAAGCAATATCAATTGCAAGAGTTCCTTGATCCGAAGAACTACAAATCGTATGCCGAACTCAAGGCTAAATTGATGCGTGTACTTGGCCAAGAGGCTGAGGTTGGTGCACCCACCATGCGTGAAGAGCGTGTGATGAATGAACCCGCCGATACTCCTGCACCAAAGCAACCTGCCGTTGCAGCAGATATGGATGATGATGACGATACGATGAGCTACTTTGCTAAATTAGCCAACGATGACTAAAAGCAAAGACTCCATGCATATGCAAGCATGAGAGCAACACTCTTACCGTAAAGGTGAAATGCGGCCACCACTAGGAATAAACCTAGGGTGGCCGTTAAAGTTTTAGCGACTAAACCCACGACCTATTAAGAAACCATCCGACATATCAAATACGGAACCAGATGGCGCCATGAATGCTTGAGGACTTGAAACTGTTGTTGTACTAATTGGATTATTATTTGATTGTACTATCACAGGTCTAATATTATTTGCCGTTGCTGTTGTTGCTGCCTCTGCCACTGCTGGTGCTGTTTGTGGTTGTCGTTTTGTTACTGTTGCTTTTTGTGGTATTACAAAAGCTCCAGGCTCATTCCAATCTTTTAGATCTGCACTGACTGGTAGCATTTTTGGCACATATGTTTGTGCCTCAGGGTCTGCTGCATTGTAATCGGACCATGTATATGATTTTTTAGGTACAAATTTACGTCTGAAAGATTGCTTAAACATTTGTGCCTCAGGGTCATCTGCATTACCCATCTGTTGATCTTTAGCAACCTGTGCGTCAAATTGCGCCGAAAGATTTTGTAATTCTTTACCTTGTTCCATGGAAAGTTGACGTGGTGGTATAGCTTTTAGTTCCTCATACCTTTTTCTATCGTCACTATTTTTATTATAAGCATATAAAACCGCAGCAGCAATTAATCCAAATGCCGCTAGCATAGGTGCTGATGTTAATAAAGCTATTAGTCCTGTTTTACCCATTGCGCCAGCGGCCGCAGCTCCCACACCAGCAGCGCCGGCACCAGCCACTGCAGCACCAGTACCAGCACTTGCGGCACCTGCACTAAGCCCAGCAAGGCCTAAACTAGTTAATGCTGGAATAACTCTTGCTAGAGCACCAATTGATTTTAATGCCAATCTAAATGTGGTACCAGGCGCTAGTAATAATGCCAAACCACCAAATGTTGCCGCTACTGCACCAAAATCTTTTTCAATCTCTTTACCATTGGCGTCTTTACCATCACCAAATAATGAGTTAATTGTTCGCAGAGCATTTGTAATGGTACCGGTAATGCCTTTCAATACAGTAGCAAATGATGGTATTTTAATTCCTAGATCATCTAATTCTTTTCTTAAATTATCACCTAATGTATCAAATTCTTTTCTAACTTCCTCATTGCTAATAATACCACCAAGTATAGTTCCAATAAAAGCAAATCTTTTACCAAAGATCATACCAATACTAAGACCTTTGATTGCTCCAAACGCGGCATCACTGAGTACTTTAGCTTCTTTTGGATCTTTAATTTTACTTTCGATATAATCAGCAATTTCGTCAGCAAAAAGATTCAGTACCGCGCCAGGAATACCACGGGTTAAAAGCGTTTTACCCAGTGTTGCACCTAAGCCAACTAAACTACCTGCAGCAAAGAGTTTGCCTAGACCACCAAATGGTAATGAGGGTAGACTAAAGCCACTTGATGTATCACTGGCCATTTTGGCACTGGTTACATCAGATTGTTTTTTAGTAATCCTTCGTTCCTCAGCCTTATCCTCAAGTGCATCCATCCTATCACCTGCCATTTGTTTGACAAGTTTATCAATGTTGCTTGAAGTGCTTTTTACACCCTCATTTGTTTCACTCAAAATTGCATTCTGAGCTACGAGTGTATCATTAATTTCTGCTAAGGTTGCCATTTATTATCCTTGCTGCTTTTGCCTCTCGTTCTTTTCTTTAATATCCTCAATTAACATAATAAGGTAGATTTCTCTCTCCCACGGTAGCATTTCTTCTATCTCTGTGAGTGAATAATGAAAGTTTTGGAGAAGTTGAAAATTTACTTTATAGTAATTCTCCAAAGTTTCATGAGAGAGATTAATTAAAAAAAATCTTCAAGGCCCTCCAATAGTCTTGTGTTTTGTGTGCCACAATTAACACACTTAAATTTAAGTTCATGCCTTAAGTTAGGCATTGATCTGATAAAGTTTTGTACCTTATCAAATTGTTCCGTTGACAATGATTCAATGAATCTTATAATTTCTTCTTTTGGCTCGTCACTGACCTTAATATTTTCATCATCTGACATTACAGAATCAAGACACGAAATTACAACATCAATTACTGTATCGGTTGTACTACCAAGCTCAAAAAAATCATTGCTTGAAACAAAATAACTATAGTCAGGATATTTCAATTTTAATGAAATCTTTTCATTAATCTTTACAACCATATCCTGTTTTTCAACATCAATCTTAATATCCTCAAGGTTCATCTCAACTTCATTTTGTACATTACAATTTGTACACTCAATATTAAGACCAACCTTTTCACCAACAGATTTTGCTCTAATCTGAGTAAACATATAATCAACATCAAAGGTTGTCAAATGATATACATCAACTGATTCATCAACACACGAACCAATCACATCAAGCATTGCCCTTACAATAGATCTTCTATCTTTTGTTTCATAAGCAAGTAAAAGAATCTTTTGTTCTTTTACCAAAAATGGTCGGTACCTTACTTTCTTTTTTGTTGAAGGTACCACCATTTCATATTTTGGTGTTGTATTGATAACAGGTAAAGCCATAATTTACTCCTAATTCACATCAACCAAATAATTGTCCTGGGTTAATGTCAAGATTAATAAAGTTTTGAGATGGTGCAATTGGTTTCCAAGTTGTGTACGATAATTGAACCGTAACTTCTACCAAACCATCCTGATCATTTGAAAAATCAATTTGATTCATTGTTGTTGGAAATGCTTCGATTAATTCAACGCTATAAACCGAACCTTCTCCAACACCAATATTAACTCTGATTGGACCTAACCCGGCAGACATGCCCAGTAGAGGTTTTCTTAATTGGTGTATCTTTACTGGTAATGCATATTCACTTTTATATCCAGGTTCATATGTGTCTGGATTCATTACCTTTGTCATCCATGCATCAAAATAATATTTGGCACCATAATCATTCAAAAGATAAAATGTTAATGTGACATCGTCAACAGCATATCCATATGCTACTTTTTCTCTCACATTACCAATTAATCTCTCACTTGTTAAAATTTGTTTACCCGGTAGTGTAGCATTCTTACATACAAGATTTAATTCCCTTGTTGATGGTCTTGGTGCACCAGTAATACCGGGTACACTTGGAATTAAATCTGTTGCCTGTGAAAGTAGACCAGCAAGCAATCCACCAGAACCATTACCACTTAGTTGGGGTAACTCAACAAGGAAATTATTATTTCTTGCAAAGCCTAAACGTGAGGATGCAAGGCCTTTTATTTGATCAATTGATGCCATTAAATGATCATCCTTCTAGAATCTCTATAAACATTCTGAGCAGTAGATTTACGCCATTGTGCCGTGGGTAGAAATGTAGCAATCTCCCATTCTGGTGCATCAACTCTAGCAAATCTACCTTTTACATGACTCACAAGATAATGTTTAAAACATGGTTCATAGTATCTCAGTTTACGCATACGTTGTAATGTATTGTAACGAATACGAAACTTCGTTGTATCGTCGTATGATTTATTATTTGTAATATCCATTAAACCATCCAACATTCTTGCCCTTAGTATTGGTGGCAAATAATGTAGATTTAAACCATAGAATCCACCTTCGGCGGGACCAAGGAGAATAATTAATGGAAACTTATCATAGTATGGTAATGTTTCTTTTGTCTTTGGATCATAAAAGAACATAAACATTCTACCAATAAGATCACGAGTATATCTTGGTTGTTGCAACGTAAGTGGGTCCTCACGCATCAACTGTGTTCGGTTAACATTACGCATTGTAGCTATCTTTTTCATAAACCATGCACGTGATTCACGTGTACGTGGCGTAATGCCGGCACGGAATGCCTCTAGTTCCAATTTTTGAAAAATATTGCTCATGCCAATATTTATATGGACTTGCGACGTTTAAATGCAGGAAGGGGCTTTAAAGGCTTAATTCCCTTCTTCATTATCTTCATTTCCTTAAGTGTATTTTCTGTCCATACTTGGAATTCCCAGCCTCTGTCCTTACAATAACTCTCGGCGGCTTCCCATTTACGCATGTTTTTAATATAGGTCAACCCTTCAGCGACATATTGTTTTGTTCGCCTTTGACCTTTGGGTGGTGATGTTTCTTTCTCTGGTTTTATTTCAACCAGGATGGTTTTACCATCATTAAATTTAATTTTAAGATCTGGGAAGTAACGGTGATACTTCTTATCAACGTCGTAGTAATATGGAATAATTGTCTCTTCAGAGCTCCATTCTTTAATCGACGGATTGTTGTCGCACCAGATAAAGCATAGTTTCTCCCAATGCGACCGATAGACAACCTCCCTTGGATTGCCTCTATACTTTTCTTTATTGACGACCGTGTACTTCCCAGAATACGCCATTAGCCTTCTTTTTTCCAGAGTGTCCAAGCACCATAGACGATTGCGCCATAAGCTGCAAACTTAGCAAAAGGACCTAGAACAATAAAAGCTACGCCGGCACCAATACAAATGATGCCATCCCATGATGTTCTTTCTTTGAGTCTATCTAATACCCATCCCATTATGCTTCTCCTACTTTACAATTACGCTTGCGATGTCCATTCCATGCAACAAAACCACCAGCACGGAGTGCAAGATAAGCAGCCCAATTTAGAACATGGATGCCATTCTGCTCGATGTTGATATCACGGAACA